CGACACAGACGCAAACGTTTATACCCCGCAGAAGAACAAAGTAAACGTGATGAGTACTTCAGGGATATAGGCTTGTTGAAAATGGATGAGAGACGGCTGCGACAGAAAAGAAACTTTGAGTTATGGTGCGAAGGTAGAGATAAGGAGATGACATGAATAAGCTGTCCTGGTATCCGAAGCGGAAGAAGAAAGAAAAGAAACAACCAACGTATTTATGGATTGATTATTGATATGGACGCTGAATCTGTAATACTCAATGCAACACGACAATATCTCAGGCTTAAAGGTTGGTATGTTATGCGGATACAACAAAGTATCGGCTGTCATCCAGGTATATCTGATCTGATAGCCGTTAAGCGAGGCATGACAATATTCGTAGAAACGAAATCCCCTAAATGGAGGGGCAAGCTATCCAAAGATCAGGAGAAATTCAAGGCTGAGATTGAGGCACACGGAGGGATGTTTTATGTAATTGATAGCGTGGATGAAATGATTAAGATTGTTGATGATTTGGAGCATACAGAAAAGCTAAAGGAGAGATTACCGTGACACAAATGGAAGAATGTGGAACCTTACGCTTTGACATTGCCGCACGGATTGTTGAGGAACTGCGGAGATATACCGATACACGCCCGGACAGAGAAAACACCATACACATTCTGGATGGCGCCGAGCAGATGGTTGCGGAACTGAAGCAGATCGAAACCGATTTGCACCGGACCGCGAGAAGAAAGACGAACGGCAGGAAACCCATAGCGACGGCCCTAAAAGAATGGCAGAAACGGTATGAGGCTATTTTTGAGAATATGCAAGTAGCCCAGGCACTATTTAGGGAATACCGGGGGGATATAGAGAAGCTGTATCATGTGGTTCACGGTATTAGAAGGATGATGAACATTATGGGCGGTATTGATGACCGGTTGAGGTTTATCGCGGAAGGGTTGGATAAGAGATTGATCAAGAAGGGTAAGAAGAAATGACAGAACCTCTTGAACCCTACGGCTCATCGCTTGAAGTGTTATTTGCCCTCCAGTTGCGTGAAGCCGGCATACCCTTCGAACGCGAGTATAAGCCGATCAAGGGACGGCAGTACAGGTATGACTTCTACTTTCAGCCTGACCTGCTGGTCGAGATCAACGGCGGGACGTATCAGCACATGGGACATTCAAGTCCCCTGGGCATACAGAGGGACTACGACAAGGCGAACCAAGCAGTGCTGGCAGGATACCGGGTGCTGATGTTCACGGGTGAGGATGTCAAGGGCGCGAAGGCGATAGTTACTGTGATGAAAGCGTTGGGGTGGGAATGATACAACTTCACTTGGGCGACTGCTTAGAAGTGATGAAGTCTATGCCCGATAAGAGCGTGGATGCGGTGATTACTGACCCGCCTTACGGGGTAACAAAGTTTAGCTGGGATACAAAAGTAAAACAGGAATGGCTTGATGAAATGTTGCGGGTGTCAATAGGTGCGACATTGATGATAAACGCAGCAAGACCAGACATTCAGCATCACATGTTAAGTCTTTCGCCACAATGCGAGAGGGTTATTTCTTGGAGACAACAAAGACCAAAGTGCGGTCATGGAATGTTTTGGACTTGGCAACCAATATATTGCTGGCGCGCTGGTTTTCGCGGATGGGACACAGTAAATATTCCCGTTGATGGAAAAAACTATCTACACCCAACACAAAAACCAGTTGAATTGTTAGCAAAACTAATTGAAATGGCAACATTAGAAGGTGACACCATCCTCGACCCATTCATGGGTTCTGGCACAACGGGCGTGGCGTGTGTACAGACAGGGCGGAACTTCATAGGCATAGAGATTGACCCGACATACTTTGCAATCGCAGAGAAGCGGATACACGAAGCACAACAGCAACCTCGTCTATTGGAGACACAATAACCTTTATTGCCATTTATTCTATGAATATGCTTTCCAATTTCATACCTGCAAAAACTGCCATTGCTTTCCTTTCCAATGGTGTCATTATTCTGTTACCTCTGATAATCTGCTTAACTGTACCCACATCTTACCAGCACCTTGAGCGGGAGTTACCAAACAATCAACACGACCAAATACTGCCCTGACATCTAATATCTGCACCACCACTTGAAAACCATCAATTTTGAGTAATGCAATATCTTTGTTGCCTGTCTTGTGTCCGGTGAGTTTGAGTATATCGTTTATGCTCATTGCCTTTCCCTCCTTATTATTTGTTGTGTAGTACATACTATACATTATACACTATATATCGTAACTGTCAAGCACAATCTTAAATAATTAAATTAATGAATTCATTAGAAAATTTAATAAATAAATAGCGTGTTTTGGCATAAATATTGCCGTTATAATAATATCAAGCACTTACGCTTATTATTACCGTAACGATTCTACTTGACACGGTGGTAATAATGTGATTTTATGGATACATGCCAGCCGGTAGACCGACGAAGTACAAGAAGCAGTATTGCGAAGAAATCATTCGGTTTTTCGATGTACCTCAGACAAAAATCCAAAAAGTAACACAAATAACAGCCTCCGGCGTAACAGAGTTTAACAAAGAAGTTCCAGAGAATCTACCAACCATCATAGGATTTGCTCGTAAAATTGGCGTCTTATCGGAAACCTTGAAAGAATGGGCCGACAAGTACGAAGAATTTTCCGTATCGTATAGGAAAGCCCTTGAATTAGAAAAGGAATTTCTCATTCAGAATGGCTTGAAAGGATTCTATCAACCCAATATTTTTCAGTTTATAGCATCAAATCTCACCGACATGAAAAACAAGGAAACAAAAGAACACACTGGGGCAGATGGAGGACCTATCCAAACAAAGGTCACAGTGGAGTTTGTAGATGCAGAATAATATTCGTGTTTCTATCCCTAAAAAACTCCAATTCCTTTTCACCCCTTCTCGATATAAAGTTGCCCGTGGAGGCAGAGGCTCCGGGAAGTCATGGTCTTTTGCCAGAGCCTTACTTATCCTCGGTATCTCCAAGAGAGTGCGTATCCTCTGCACAAGAGAGATACAAAACTCAATCAAGCAATCAGTCCACAAGTTATTAGCAGATCAGATACAACAACTCGGATTAACAAGCTATTACACGGTCCTTGACAATGAGATACGAGGCACCAACGGAACAGAGTTTGCCTTTGTAGGTTTATCCTCACTAACCGTTGACGCCATCAAGAGCTTTGAAGGGTATGATATTTGCTGGGTAGAGGAAGGCCAGGTAATCTCAAAGCGATCATGGGACATCCTCATTCCGACAATTCGTAAAGATTGCAGTGAGATATGGATAAGCTACAACCCAGACCTTGAGACGGATGAGACACACCAGCGCTTTACTGTCAAGCCGCCAAACAACTGTATTAACGTTGAGGTTAACTGGAGAGATAACCCGTATTTTAACGATGTGTTAGAGACTGAGCGCCTGCACTGTAAGGCCACCAACCCCGATGATTATGAGAACATTTGGGAGGGGAAATGCAGACCGGCAGTAGAGGGCGCAATCTACCACAAGCAGATTATGGAGGCAGAGGAAAACGGGCATATCTGCAACGTGCCGTATGACCCTATCTTATCTGTCCATGTGATTGTTGATCTGGGTTGGGATGATAGTCTTGGATGCGCTTTAGTGCAACGGCAATCATCAGAGGTACGATTGATTGAGTATCTTGAGGTATCCCATACCACATTACCAGAGTTATCAAGCGAGCTAAAAACACGCCCCTATAACTGGGGCCGTGTCTGGCTCCCGCATGATGGATTTGCAAAAACATTAAACGCAGGAGGCAGGAGCACTTATGACATTATGACGGCCTTGGGTTGGGTATGTGCGCCGAGAGAGGAAATAGTTGAAATGTCAGTCGAGGAAGGGATCAGGCACACCCGCATGATGTTTGGCAGGATGTACTTTGATGCTACCCGATGCCACGCCATGCAAGCACCGCCGAATGTGGGAAATGTCAGGCACACCCTCTTGTCATGGAGATTGATTGAGTGCGTCAAACGATACCGGAGGCATGTAAACCGGGCCACCGAGACAACACAGGCACCCTTAAAGGATATGTATGCACATGGGGCAGACACCTTGCGCTATGTTGCCATAAACGCAGACAAAATGGAATCAAGGGGTAAGATTGGTAAGGCTTTGCCGAATGTTCCAAGAGTAGCCAATACATACGCTTATAACCCACAGATGCGAGGTGTTATCCGATGAGTAAATGGATACAGGTGTTCAGAGGCAAGGAACGGCGCAAGGACCAGGAGCGCTGGGCTTGCTGTGGTTGTGGCTCGACCTTCGAAGGCAATCACA